CAATTGCATCCCCGCTTGGTTTTCCATAATACCTAGCAGGATCTTTAAGGCATAGCAGTTTATATACTATGTATGCACAGGCGACCGTTGATACAAAGTCTTTTCCAGATCCCTTGCCAAGTTGTAAAATAATTTCATTTTTAGTATATTTATCAAAATATTGAGCACCAGCAACTGATCCAAATATTTCTTGTAGTTCTTCTTTACGATAAATTTGACTCATCGCTTCTACAATTTCATACTGTATTAAAGACAATTGTGGCTGCCCAAGATAATCAGCAGACTCAACAAATGTCTTTGCGTCTACTGGAATCTCGTCAAATTGATTTTCTTTTAAAACTTCTAAAAAATCATTAAACATCTTGGACAATAGTAATTACCTCTCCCTCTTTAGCAATTTGAGAAAGACGCTTCATAATTAAATCACGAACCTCTGGATGAGTTGAAGCAATGTCTCTTAAGATTTCAACAAGAACCTCTTGTCGCCTTTCAATTTCAACCATTTCTTCTGCAAGTTCTTTGTTTTCTAAAAGCCCTGCTTTTTGTAACATTTCAATTCTAGATTTTTCAATATCCATAACTAACTTAATTGCCTGAGTTTTTGCACTAAGATTATTAGTTAAACTTGATTCATCAATAACTTCATAAGCCTTTGTGATTAGTTTACTATAATGAGTATCAGCACCCGCAAGTGCTTCTTTGGCCCGTGCACGAATTGCATCATTTGCAGATGCCATAACTTTCCACTCATTAATTAATGAAACAACACGAGTACGTGGAATATCCAATTCTTTAGAAATTTTTGTTGGATCTTGCCCTTTAAGGTATTCTGTAACTACCTTATTAACTTCATCAAGATGTTCAATCAGTTCTGATTCAGTTGACATTTTTTTCCTTTGCTATTTTTAATAAAACTAAGTATCCTATTAAATCATCAATGTCATTATCTCCAGGGTAATCAGTTCCTTTCATTAAACGACTTAACTTGTCATCAATTCTAACCTTAAGTTGTTCTGCTGGGTCTGATTTGCTAAAAATTCTTACAGGATCAAGAGCAGAATCTCCGTATGCTATATTTTTTTCTATAAGCATTTGTGCTATAGAGTGGCACGTTTTCCAAATTGAATTGCCAGAAGGTGCTCCAACGGAACGAAGATAGAGATCGTTACAATTAAAATGTTTAACATCTTCGTAAACTGGTTTTAATATCATCTTTTTGATTTCCTTAATCCAAATTTTGCAAGGTATACGTATATAGTTTCAACGCTAGCATCGCATTCTTTAGCAATATCTTGTGGAGATTTTTTATCCATAAGAAACCTTTTACGTAGCCAAGCCTCGCTTGTATATAGTTTAGCAGCCATGGGATTATTTGTCAACTTCGTTTAAATTAATATCATAGTTAAATCTATCGGAGTTTTCCATTATCCACTTATCTTGATTCTCTACATCATATTTTCTTTCATTAATTATTCTATCAATAACGTATTCTTTTTTAAGCGTAAAAGATGGTTCATAAACTCTTACTCTATTGTTTGGTTGTATGGCAAAATTACCGTCATCTCTCTGTATAACGTGCCCACATTTATGATCTGCTGGACTTTCTGAGTATCCATCATCTAGCACATTTGTATCTGGATTGTGCCAATCAAGGGTAAATAAATATGTACCTTTAATAAAAGTTTTAGTTCTATCAATATAAGACATTCTAAGATTGGTCAAGTTTTCAAATTTAGTTACAGAAACATGATGACTAAATGAATTCCACAATACTAAATTATGCAAATCAATTTCTGGAACGCCTGGCTCTGTACAAAATGCAGATATTGGAAGTCTCCACCATAAGCCCCCATCTTCCATCATAATATGAAATAACGGACTTCTTGACTTGATGCTTGAAACACCAAATATAACGCATTCAAAATATTTATCGTGACTATCTTGATGGTTTCTTAAATAATTACCTCTAACATAGCAATGTATTGGCGGTATGTTTGCATTTAACTCTGGCATTATTTATCTTCTCCTACTGCTTTATTCCAGTTATTAATAGCCCAATGGCCGATACCACAAGCATCAGCAACGTCATTATCGTTAATAATTTTATCATAATTGATTTCAATTAGTTTTATGGTCCTTTCTTTTCTTATTTGCCGTTCGTATGTTTTATACCAAGAAACTGATTTCCCAGGGTTTGTTGATCTAATAACCAACTGCTCTTCTTTTGTCAGTCTTTTATTTCCTAAGTAATTTTGCCAGGTTATTGGCGATACAGTTCCTATAACTTTTGTTCCAGTTAGTCCAGCAGCACCTAGCAGTGCCCCTTGAACCAATGCTAGATCTGCAGCAGTCTTGGGACTGTTCATAAATACGGTATGTTCAATTATGATTGCTTCAAACCCACCAAAATGTTCAAAGAATGCCCTTGTCTTAGCACAAGCGTCCATTACCTTTTCATAATTTGTTTTTCCATTAAAATTAATTTTACCAATACTGCCTAGGGCATTATTATTAAAAATAGCAAAAGCAAGACTGTTAGTGCTTGCGTCAATAGCACAAATTGTTTTTGGGTTATCCTTGTTCATAGTCAAAAAATCCTTTTAGTTGTTTTAGCATCTTGTCTACTTCTTTTTTATTTATATTGCAATTAGAACAAAACCCAGAGTCATTGTATATTGAAAGTTGTTCTTTACAACCGCCAATACAAAGTCTTTTCTTGCCTATTCTTCTTTGTCTACGAGTTATTTGATACCTTTCGGCTATCTTTATTTTGGTGGCTTCTTCTCTACAAATATCTCCACAATAAATTTGATAACTTACCTTTGGTGTAAACTGGGTCTCGCACCTTTCACATAGTTTCACATTTATTCATCTTTCTCGTCCTTTAATAATTTCATAGGTTTAATCTTAATTGTTCCGTCTCCTGCTTCAGCGCATGCTTTTTGAATAGGACACGACTTGCAAATTCTTGAATTTGAACGATAAGGAATTTCTGGCAATTGTTTATCTTGCCAACTTTTGTAAACTACTCTCATCCATTCAAATGTTTCGTCTACCCAAGCACGATACTGATCATTTACTACAACGGGCAATGTAAGTAATTCATGATTGTTTTTATTTTCATAAATCATCACACCCTTGCCAATTTTCCAAACCTTCATATACATTAGTAATTGCATTAAGTGACCCATTTTAGGTTTTCTACTTAATTTTTTATGTTCAAAGTCATCGTTTCTTACTGTTTTAATTTCACCAATAAGTCTTTCACCCTTGTAGTCAAGCATGACATCTCCATACCCGTCAAAAGGTGGATCATCAATCTTAACTCTAAACTCCATTGCTGGATGAGTTTGTTGGTTATACTTTCTTGGTATTGGATCAAACTCTAAATCTTCTGCAAGTAACCCAGAGGCTTCTATTGCTTCCTGAATTCTTCCATGTCCAAGACTTCCTTGTGTTCTATTTGCTACACCAATTGCATCTGAGTTATCGTAAAATATTTGACCATCAAAGGCTAAAGACCAATACCTTGGACATTCTCCTGAGCCATAGGTTAGATTGGATGCAGAAAAGTTAGTCTTCTTAGTAAACTTTGGCTTTGTTTTAGTAAGGTAGCCAGCGTTTATAGCAACGTCTAAACCTTCAACAAGACTTTCATCTTCTTCACTATTTCTTTGGTTCTTTTTAATATCTTTAATCATAATCTGTTTTAGTAAGTTTTTAGCCATTTTTTATCCTTTGTTTATATTAATTATAGCAGGTTAGCGCATTATGTATTTAAGCGCTGAGACCAAATCGTTTATTGCTTGTGCTGCTGTGAAGTATATATTTTTTTTTGCCCTGTCAGATTTGTCAACATTGGCCATCCAAGTGGCTTTAAAAGACATCTTTGCTGCAATAGCCTGTAGCCTTACGATTTCAAGACTAGCAGCCTGTAGGGGAATGTCTGGCTTTATAATAATCTTTGCAATCATAGTTAATGCAACGGTTAACTCTTCATCTTGCATATAATCTGCAATCTCCGTTAAACCATTTACCATGTCAAGTGTTGTTTTCTGTGTTCCTGTTTCAGACATTATA